CGCGATTGGGGCCCGCGCCACAGAAGGCGGAGGAGAGAAACTACGCAAAGCTCGTGACGATATTCGCACGGCATGGACTGAACGGTAAACGGGGATAAGGGGCGGCACCATGAACGCAATTGCTGACATCGCAGAGAAGCGCGTCGATAGCCCGCTGCTCACGTGGGCGCAATTCATCCACGAGCTCGACACCGGCAAGCCACACGCCGGCAAGGAGATCGTTTCCATGAACATGCGGACGGTTCTAGGGGGCTTCTGCCGCTTCCATGGCACAGAGGCCCAGCAAAAGGCGTGCGCCCGTCTCAAGAGCCTCTACGAGCGTTCCCAGGTAGGCGGGGCAAAGGCCGTTGACCCCAGCCTCGAGCCCGTAGACGGCGGCGGCATCAACCCCGAGGCCAATATCGAGATCGGCGCCGACGCCCGCAAGGAGTACAACCGGGTCGGCTATCTGCTCGGGCCGCGCGACTTGCAGCGGATCGAGTTTGTCGTCATTCGTGAGCACGGCCCGACACGCTATGCGACGTGGCGTGGGTTCGAGGACAACGGCAGGGGACGCGCCAAGGCTTCAGTTGAGGTTCGCGACATAGCTGATAGACTCGCGGAGTTCTGGCAGTTTCAGTCGAGGCGGGCATGAAGTGGCAATGGTGGAGCGTTCGGTTTTGGCTGCGGCTACCCCGAATAGTCCAAGACCTTCACACTCGCGTCGGGGTGCTCGAAAGCTACCTTGGGCGGGACGGCGTGAGTCTGGCTTACCAGCATGCGAAGACAACCTACATGCGCGAAGCCATTGACGCCATTGCGAGCCGACCCACGAAGCCCGCTTGACGAACTGTCCGGTTTACCCATAGAAGTCGGTATTCGGCGCAGAAGCGCCCCGAGACGGATTCAACGAACATGGCAACCCTCTTCCAGCAACGGCGTCGCTAGCTTCACCGCTGCGTAGCTCAACTGGACAGAGCATCGGGCTTCGAACCCGAGGGTTGTGAGTTCGAATCTTACCGCAGCGGCCAATCCGGCTTCGTCTAGCGGTAGGACATCAGGTTTTGGCCCTGAGAACCTTGGTTCGATACCAAGAGCCGGAGCCACACGAGAGGCAGCGGTGCTGGGAAACTAGCCGACTGAGCAAGAGGCGCGTCACAGTCCTAGGAAACTAGGCGCGTGGGTAGCTCAGGAAGCCGAAAGGGCCGCGTAAGTCCACGACCTCCAAAGAGCCCCGTGCCATCGCGCCGGGGCTTTGTCGTTTCCGGGAGTAGCCAATGCCCGCAGAGGTAGTGCAACTCAGGGACTCGCCGCTCGTCAGCGACGTACCGGGTCAGCTTCGCAGCATGGCCACGGCAATTGAGAACGGCCTCGAATGCGAGACTGCGCTATTCGTCATCCACACTGGCGGCGAACCGGAAATCTTCATCTGGGGCGAGCACAAGGGTGATCTCGCCCACATCGGCATTCTCGAACTCGCCAAAGCGGGTGTGGTTCGCGAAAAGCTGATCGCGCTCGACTAACCCCCGCATTTCACAAGCCAAGCGACCAAGACGCACGCGGCTGGCGCGGCGACATTCAGAACAAGGCCCGATCAATGGTGTTCAAACCCGGCCAGTCGGGCAACCCCGGCGGACGCCCACGAGGCATTGCCGCACTAGCCCGCGCCCACACTGACCGCGCCGTCGAGGTGCTCGTCGAGGGCATGGAAGACGAAGACCACAAGGTGCGTATCGCTGCGGCCCGTGAAGTCCTCGACCGCGGTTGGGGCAAGCCGCTCGCCATGACAGCCGATGTGACCAAGAGGCTCGATGAGTTCACCGATGATGATCTCGACGCCGGGATCGCCTTCCTCCGATCAGCTCTCGGCGCTGCTGGCGCAGATGGAGTCGGAACGGGTAAGGCGACTAAGCACTAACCGGCTCAAGCACTACAAACCCTACGCCAAGCAGATCGAATTCCACAACAACGGGCTGACACACCGGGAGCGGCTGCTGATCGCGGCCAACCAGGTGGGAAAGACGTGGGCCGGCGCCGCTGAAGCGGCAATGCACCTCACGGGCATTTATCCCGACTGGTGGAAGGGCAGGCGCTTCGATCGGCCGGTTGTCATGCTGGCGGGCTCGGAAACCTACGACCTGACGCGCGACGGTATTCAGCGCCTCATGGTGGGGCCGCCTGACCAGGAAGAGAACTGGGGCACGGGATCTATACCGGCATCCACCCTGCGGGCGCGCACGAGGCGCATGGGCGTCTCCAACGCGCTCGACAGCGTAACCGTAGCGCATATCTCAGGCGGCCTCTCCTCGCTCGGTTTCAAGGCTTACGAGCAGGGCCGCGGGAAGTGGCAGGCCAACACGGTTGACTACGTGTGGTTCGACGAAGAGCCGCCCGAGGACGTGTACTTCGAGGGCATCACGCGCACCAACGCAACCGGCGGATCGGTAGCGGTGACGTTCACCCCGCTCATGGGAATGTCCAACGTGGTGGCGCGGTTCCTGATGGAAAAAGACAGCGCCGGGGCTGACGACCGCGCCGTCACCACCATGACGATCGACGACGCGGAGCACTACAGCCCGGAAGAGCGGGCCAAGATCATCGCGTCCTATCCGCCTCATGAGCGGGAAGCGCGCACCAAAGGCATTCCATCGCTCGGCTCCGGCCTCATATTCCCCGTCCTCGAGGAAGAGATCGTCATTGAGCCGATCGCCATCCCGAAGCTCTGGCCGCAGATCAACGGCCTCGACTTTGGCTATGACCATCCATTCGGCGCCGCTTCCCTCGCATGGGATCGTGACGCCGATATCGTCTACGTCACGAAGAACTACCGCAGCCGGCAGACGACGCCGATCATCCACGCCGCGGCAATCAAGCCCTGGGGCGACTGGATACCGTGCTCATGGCCCCATGACGGCTTCCAGCACGACAAGGGCAGCGGCGAGCAGCTCGCGGGCCAGTACAAGGTTCAGGGCCTCAACATGCTGCCCGAGAACGCGGAATGGGAAGAGGGCGGGATCGGCGTTGAAGCCGGTATCGCCGAAATGCTCGACCGGATGCTCACGGGCCGGTGGAAAGTGTTCTCGACCTGCACTGAGTGGCTCGAGGAACGGCGGCTCTACCATCGCAAGGACGGCAAGATCGTGAAAGAGCGCGACGACGTTCTGAGCGCCAGCCGGTACGCGCTGATGATGCTGCGGTTCGCTGAGACTGCGCCGAAGAAGTACGAGACGGCCAAGCGGGACATGAGGAGCTACGTGTGAATGTCCCATAACTTCGACGCGCACGATGCAATGGCAACGGCCCGGATCGAACGCAACGCTATCCCCTTGCTGCTCACCGCTTTTGAGGGTGGCGACTGGCGTCAGGTGCGAGCCCCGCGCATTGATCGGAGGCAGCCGATCCACTCGCTGACGTTTAGCGACGGGCGGCAGTGGGACGAGCACAACGGTTGGCGCAATTCCAGCGTGCCCGCCCGATCGATGAAGAGCTACGTGTAATGACGACGGGCTTCTGGCGTTACCGGCCAAACGCAGCGGTTCAGTTCGCGAGCGATATTGGAGATGCGCCGATGAGCATGGCGGTCTCGATGTGGCGCACGTTTGTTGCCATGACGAAGACGAAGCCAGAGAAGCCGGGGTGGGCATGGTCATTTACTGGCGCCAAGTTCTTGAAGGCCGATCGGGACCATCCTGACGTGTGCCCGGATCGCTGGGTCTTCGATATCGGGTGGTTGAAACTCGATGCCTGAAAAGCTCACCGAGCTCCAGCTTCAGGCGATCATCGCCAACCAGATCGAACTGGCGAAGTCGCATGACCGCTCGACACGGCAGGTCCCGCGGGAAAAGGCGCTCGACTACTTCCTCGGCAACATGGACAAGTACGTCCCGCCGGAAACCAACCGCTCGCGCATTGTTTCACGTGACGTTGCCGACACCATCTCGCGGATGCTACCGGACATTATGCGGGTATACACCGCCAGCCCTAACATGGCGATCGCGGAGCCCGTCGGAGCCGAGGACGAGGAGTTCGCCAAGCAGGCGAGCACCGGCCTCAATTACGTGTTCCTCAAGGACAATGACGGCTACGGCACGATCTATGACGCGACATGGGACGCGCTGCTCAACGCCAACGCGATCATCAAGACCTACTACGACGACACCCCGGTTTACACCTCCTCGTTTCATAGCGGGCTGACTGAGGATCAAGTCGCGCTCCTGCTGCAGGAAGACGAAGACGGCGAGTCGCCCGAAGTGCTAGCGCAGACGGCCAAGGTTGAGACGATGCCCGACCCTGAAACGGGGCAGCCGGTGCCTGTCACGATCTACGAACTGAAGATCAAGCGCAAGAAGCTCGACGGCCGGTTCATCGTGGACTGCATTCCCGGCGAGGACTTCCTGATCCACGGCGATGCCGTCAACACCGACGACAGCCCGTTCAACGACCACTGGCAGCGCAAGACGCGCTCCGATCTCGTCGCTATGGGGTACGGCAAGGACGACGTTTGGGCCATCCCGGCCGCCGGCAAGAACGACACCGCGGAGGCTATTGCCCGGCTCAACAGTGGCATGAACTCGGAAGCCACCGACGAGTCCATGGAGCTCGTTGACTACCACGAGTGCTTTGTCCGCGTTGACGTTGACGGCGACGGTGAGGCCGAACTGGTGCGCGCCTGCTACGGCGGGGCGCAGAACGGCAAACTGCTCGACTGGGAAGTGTGGGAGGACGAGGACCCGTTCGACGACATCAAGTGCGAGCCGATCCCGCATCGGTGGGTCGCTCGCTCTGTCGCGGACGAGACGATCGACATCCAGGACGTGAAGACAGTCCTCACCCGGCAACTGCTCAACGGCACGTATTGGTCAACCAATCCGCAGCGCTTCGCGAAGGGGAAGATCACCAACCCCGACCAGCTCGACAACCCGACCTTCGGCGGCACTGTCTTTGGCGACGCAAACGCCGAGGTAAGCAACCTCGAAATACCGTTCAAGGGCGAAGTCGCGCTTCAGGGCATTGCCTACATGGACGAGGTTGCGGTGCGGCGCACGGGCGTCAGCCAGCAAACCATGTCCCTCGACCCTAATGCGCTTCAGAACGAAACCGCGGAGTCGGTACGGGACCGCAGGGACAGTTCTCACGGCCAGACCGAGATCATCGCGCGCAACATGGCGGCAGGTTGGTCGAAGGTCTTCCGCAAGCTTCTCCGCCTCATGGTGAAGCACCAGGACTATGCCCGGAACGTGATGTTCAACGGCAAGGAAGTGGTGATCGACCCGCGGTACTGGAACGCGGATATGAACGTCACGATCAACGTCGGGCTGGGCACAGGCTCCCGCGACCGCGATCTTGCGATGCTGGGGCAGGTATTGCAGACGCAACTGGGCCTGGCCGATCGGTTCATGGCGGCGGGCGCGACGGAGGACGCGATCGATCTTCTTCCCAAGATCATCATGACGATGACGAAGATGGCGGAGAGCGCCGGCATTCGAAACCCTGAGGATTTCTATCCGGAGTTCACCGAGGAGAAGGTCTCGCAGCTTAAGCAGATGGCCGCGCAGCCCAAGCCCGATCCAGCCATCGCGCTTGAGAAGGCCAAGGGTGAGGCGGCTATCGAAGTTGAGCGGGCGAAGGGTCAAACCACGCTCCAAGTCGAGCAAGGCAAGACCGAGGTTCAGCGCGAGATCGAGAGCATCAAGGCGAACGGCAACGTCGTCAAGGAAACGGCCCAGATGGAGGCCGATGAACGCATTCGCCAGATCGAGCTCAACAACGCGCTCATCCTTCAGCAGGAACAGATCGCGAGTGACGAACGGATCAAGGAAGCAACGCTGAACTTCGAGAGATACAAGCTCGACACGACCACGCAGCTCGAGCGCGAGAAGATGGCGCACAGCGAGCGCGTCGCACAGGCCAACAACGCCGCTCGCGCCGAGATGGCAGCCAACAAACCCAACGGCTCACAGCCGAACGCATAGGAGCCAGACATGGCAGGTTTCGACATCAAGGTCACCCCGACCGTGACCGCTGGCGCTTACTCCGCCGGTGACATCGTGGGCGGGCTGCTAACGTTCACCGTCGGGGCGGACAAGCACGTCCTCCTCAACGATATCGTGTTCACGATCAAGCCGGCCATCACCCCCGCGCTCACGATCCATCTGTTCGACGCCGACCCGACGAGCACCACGAAGACTGACAACGCGGCATACTCGCTCAACGCGGCGGACGCCTTCAAGCTCATCGACTCGCTGGCTGTCTCTGCGACGGTGACGGACCACGGCACGCCGAACAGTTACGCCATCCGGGGCATCAACAAGATATTCCGGCCCGTTGGCGGGGCGTTCTACGGGCTTCTGGTGGACGGCACCGGCGTGACGTTTGTGGCCACCACGGACTTGCAAATTCGCGTCTCCGGGACGGACGGCGTCTGAATGTATCCGGCCCTGCGCCTACTCACCCTGGGTAAGGACGTGGGGTTGCCGCCCCTTGAGGGCCTGCTTGCCCGGCTACAGGCCGGCACCATCTGGGCCAAGCTCGACGCCTTCTACGTATTCCGCGGCGCTGCCACTGTCGATGCCGCAAAGGTCAATCTCAAGAACCCCGGCACTTACGACATTACGTTCACGGGAGCCCCGTTCTTCTCGACGGCGGACGGGATTACGGTCGATGGCGTCGATGACGTTCTCGATACCAACTTCAACCCATCGACGGCGGTAGGAGCGCACTTCGGGCGGAACGACGCGAGCTTCGGCTATTGGACGGATGTTCCCGGCCAAATGCTCGCGGCGGGAACCCCGATGGGTGGGTTCAACACCAACGGCAACGTCCTGATGGGGCGCAATTCGTCCAACGGCTTCACCTTCCGCATCAACCAAACGGCGAGTTCGTCCCTCGCTGGGATCACTGACCACTCGGGGCTTTCAGCGGCCGATCGGTCAGATGGAAACACAACGCGAGCGCTCAAGAATGGCGTGGCGCTGACGGTAACCTCGAACGCCAACCAAGCCTCCACGGCGCTTCTCAACACGACGATAAAGCTGGGCACGTCGAGCGGCAGCACCTTTGCGTGCTTCACGCCAACCTGCGCCTTCATTGGTGGAAGCCTGACGGCGGATCAACACGCTGAACTCTACGCGGCGCTCGCGGAATACTTCGCAGCCCTGACATTCGCTGGCAAGCTCACGGATGCCGCCTACTCGTGGTGGAGCGACCCCGAGTTCGTGCAGTACGATGGCAAGACCCTCGGCGTTGCAATGCGTGGCGCGTCAACCGATCCGGCCGTGTGTCCGAATGACAACACGTCGAAGGTCATGGGCGACTACAAGGTGGTCGGAAGCGACTTCATCAAGGACGATCACTCGTCAGGCGCGATTGCCCTCGACAGCGACAACAGGCTGATTTCGGCTCGTGCGGGCCACAACGAAGGCACCAACGTCAAGATCAGGCGCTCCACCGACGCCACCCCTGCGAACCTCGGAGAGGAAGTGCTGGGCGCGACGATGGAAGAGGGACCGTCCTACCCCCAAATTCACGTCCACGGCGACAATATCTGGATCACCAACCGGACCGGCACCGGGATCAACCGCGACTGGGACGTACAGGTCAGCATTGCTGGCGGAGCGTGGACCCGAAAGAAGCGGATGCTCGGTGCTGCTACATCGTTGGGCGCGGGAACGCAGAACCTCTACATGCTGGGAGGCCAGCCAACGGCAGACACGAAACGGCTGTTCAGCATCGGCCACCCCACCAACGCCCAGAACCCGATCCGCGTCATGCACTGGAACATGGCGACGGGGGACGTGAGCGACGACAGCGGCGTTCTCGGTAACGTCGAGGACGGCACCAACAGCACGGCCATTGCCGATTTCGCCGACTTGCCGATCCTCCGTACGCCGGCTTCCGGTCACTCGCAACGGCTGCTGAAGGTAAATGACGAGGGGACGATGCTCCTCGTTGACGACTTTGTCCTCGCAGATAACACGGGGGCCGTTCTCCTCCTTGGTATCTTCACCGGCGCGGATCCACACAACGCCGCCGACTGGACTTGGAAGACGGTGGATGACGCCCTTGGGCTGCCCTTCTATTCCACCGGGCACTACGCCCACGGCGCCGACTTTGCGCGGGAGACGCACACCGGCTATCGCATTTACAGGGCCAAGCGGATCACCGCCACCGGCCTGAGTGTTTTCGAGCGCCTCGACAGCCCCGACGGCGACACCTGGACGCCAACGCTCGTCAAGCAGTGGCGCGGGTTTATCCTGCGCCCGACGTGCCCGATCGACGCCTCGGCTGATCTGCCGGTCGTTTGGCAACAGACGAAAATCTACACGGACTTCGAGAACTGGGACAGCGACCTGTTCTGGTCCGCGGCCTGACCAAGAGGCGACATGACCAACGAACAGCTCGCCTCCCTGGCCCAAAG